CGTCCGGTACGAATCCACTGCTGACACGTAGGCCGGGAAATGCCGAGGAACGCGCACGCCTCATCCATAGACAGGGCATAGGTTTCCATATCTACTCCTTATACGGCCAGTTCCAGACCAGCACGATAAAAATAAAAACGACGAGCCACAGAGTGAACTCGCCGGGGGTGATGTCACAGATGGTGTTCATGCCGCGGGCTTAAGAAAGAGAATCCAGTGCGTCTTGTCGCTTTTGCCAGTGCGCTGCCAGATGGTTGGCTTTTGGTCGGTCAGAGCGATAACTTTGCTGACGGGAATCTGTGTTTCGTTCCATTTGAATATCAGCGTACCGTGCGGACGCAACACCCTGAATGCTTCTGCGAAGCCTGCGCGGATATCGTCTGGCCACGTCTTCTTATCCAGAGCGCCATACTTCTTTTTCATCCAGGCATTTTCGCCGACCCTATCTAAATGAGGTGGATCAAACACAACCTGAGCAAATGTGTTATCAGCAAATGGTAACGCGCGGAAATCAGCGATGATGTCAGGGCTTATCTGCAGCGTGCGACCGTCACATAAAACATGCTGCTCTTCCCGGCGGTCGGCGAAGACTGCTCGGTCATCCTGCTTATCTATCCAGAACATGCGCGAGCCGCAGCACATATCCAATATGCTTACTTCAGACATAACAACTCCTCACGCAGAGCGCGATAGTGAATAGGGTGGATGGGGGTTACTTCAGGGTGATGTGGGGGATTTTGCCAGCGGCTATGGCGTCGTATATAGCCAGAGCATGAACTTTACCGACTGGAGAATCCCACTCAGTTAGGTCATCAAGATGGTCGCAAAGTGATTTTGCGAATTCATCACGCTTGCGCTCTTCTTCGGTGCGGATGGGGCGGAACTCATCAGCCCATGCTGGCCTTGTTGTTTCGACGTCATAAACGAGGCATTCATTTTCCGCCTTCACCATGCCTGAAATTACCACCTTAACCCGCCGCCAACCCCATAGTGGCGAGTCAAGTCTTGGCATTTTGGCCTCACACTCGCAACCAACCGGCGGCAAACCCTCTCCATTCCACTCAATACTCATGCCACTCTCCTCTGTTGTTTAGCGCGCTCAATGCGCTGGTAGTCCTCGCAGCACTCCGGGCAACAGAAGAAGCCTTTATATACTGACTCCTCGCAGTTATAGCAGGCGCCGGTAAACTGCATCTCCGGGCGTTTACGGTTAGCGAGGGCGATGGTTCTTTCCAGTTCCTCAAGCGCTGCGGCCTGGTCTAATTCGTCAGACATGCTCTACCTCCGCAAATGCTTTCTCACACCAGATAGAGATGTAGGTAATCTGGTCCTGCATTTCCTGCAGCGTCTTAGCCTCGCCGGTGCGGATTTCATGGTTGATGAGGGCGCGGATGAGATGCTCCAGCTTCGAGTAGTACCCGAGGCGCTGCTGAGTTTCCTGCCCGGCTGTTTTGCCATGCTTAACGATGCTCTTCACGTACAGGATGAAGTCGTTAGCGCCGCCTTCTACTGTGTATTTGTCGCCGATTTCAATATGCATTTTGGTTTCCTATAGGCAATAAAAAACCCCGCCGGGGCGAGGTTCTTATGATGGTTAATCTACGTTAGCGGGACATTTCACGCCGTGCGTGTGATATAGCTTTTTCCATTCGCTCCAGAGAAGCAGATGGCAGTGGGATTTCTCTTTCGGTGCAAATCTCTTTTATCAGGCCGTTAGCAATGACCAGCTCCTCAAAAAGAGAAGCGATAAGCTCCCTTTGCTCATTCTCGTTCACTTTCCTTCCTCCTTCTGATAAACCGGGTCAGTGCCGCGCGGGTACTGCAGCGCAACGTTCCTGTAATGCTGCAAACGCTCCCTGAAATAATCCTTCAGCGCTTCCGGCTGCTGCATCTCCACCTCCATGGCGATAACCGGCATATTCATGCGCTCCTTGTACGCTACTCCTGACGCGGCTAAATCCAAGTTAATCCTGTCGCGCTCTTCTCTGCTGCGTGCTGCTAGATTATGTGACATGGCGATGTCCTCCTGTGGGGAGTATATCGCTATTTCTTCGAAAGTTGCTCTAATGCCATCTCTAAGGCCATGGTGTAATCGCTGGCGTATTCCTGCATGAGGTCAAGCAGCATCTGGAGCTGGAAGACCAGTTGCTCCCGGTCAGTCTCAGCATCGTTCTCAGCCAGCATGAAACATAGCTGGCCCACAATACGGCAGGCCTCCTGATAGATACCCTCGGAAAGTTCATCGTAATCAGACATAGCGATACCTCCGAGCCGGAGTATATCGGTTAGAAAGTGACCTGAAAACTAGGGGCCAAGATAGAGCGGTTTACACTTTGTAAGACCAGCACCTTCGAGGTTTGCAACCACGTCAGGGTTTCGCTCAACATAGCCCTCACTGGAATTAAGAACCAACCATGCAACCGGCTGCTGCTTCTCCAATGCTTCCAGTTTTCCTTCCAGCTCGCGGATGTACTCCCGAGCGTCGTTTTTACCTTGCAGGTTATACGCCGACTCTTTGCGCCATGTATCGACAGCAGCCTCCGCTGCTTCTGCGCGCTGCTTCCAGTCCTCCGGAACTGGCGGCGCGGTGTAAGATACCCATCGATAGTCGGGGTGGCACCTGTCAAAAGCTGCCTTGGATACGTCAAGGTGCACGTCTTCGGCATCACTGGTATTGTATTCCGGCTCCGCCTCCAGAGATGCCAGTGCTATTTCCATCAGCTCGACCATATAGCGCATGTTAGGATTCGATTCTGATGCCGCCTTCCAGCGCTTAATCTCAATCTTGCACAGTACGGTCAGGTTACCCTTATGTTCGTTTGTCATGATGACTCCTTATTGACTTCCTTATCACAACCGATAATCTGATGAAAAACCCAGGGTGCGAAAAGACCTAAACCTACACCAGATCGTTCGCTCAAAGCCCATACCTTTGACCAGATAAATCGCCACAATTTAAAATTCATTACCAGTCACCTTTAAATCTGGTTGAACAAACGTGGCATTCCCAGAAATATGGCTTAAGCCTGTTAAATGGAACGGCTCCACAATTCGGGCATTTATTCATGATGGCTCTCCTGCGCGCTGTGATTCCTGATCCCATGCTTTCTGCATGAACTCTTCGCTGAACTGCATATCCGGAGCCTGCTCGAAAGCGATATACGCTTCCTCGTGGCAGTTTGTGCAGTAGCCGGAAACCTTACGGCATCCGCAATCATCGCAATGTGCGCTCATTCTCTTACCCCTTATGCCGCTGTCAGTCTCAATGCCGCGGCGAAAATAGTTAGTCCAGGCAGCCCACATACAAGCCATGCTTAATGAGGCGCGCCCGTTTTTCGGCTGCGATGATGTTTTGCTGGCGCTTATCTTCGCCACGTTCTGCAAGTGACCGGCGGCTGATGAGCATGGTTTGCGGTCTGTCTGGCGTGATGCGACTGGTGCTGATAAGCGTGTAGGTGTAGTCAGTGCAGCCATCCACCGGAACCGGATTGGACGCCTCAATCACCGCAGTCTTACCGCGCAGGCACCCACGCATCAGCCCGTTAAACTCACCGAGAGTCATATGAAAAAAGGCGCTTAACTCGCGCCCTGTTTGTGGTCGCTTTGATAGCTGGAAGGTGACTTTCTCTTTGAATCCGCTGTTCGGGTGATTGTTGCGCCTGTACTGAGCGAGTTTTCGCATGGTTACGCTCCAGCCTCTTCAATCTCCGCCTTGCGAAGCAGATAAACATCGGTAGCCTTTTCGAGCGTTTCAGCCTCACTTGCCAGCATGCGTGCTGCATACTTGTAGAAGCGATCGAGGCTTGAAACGGAATCGGCATTGGCAGACGCTTCGGTGAAATCGGCAAGCAACTCATCCGGCGTGCGCGCTGCTGCACTGGTATTCGTCGCCGGGTTAATTTCGCGCTCGGGCTGCTGCGTTTCAGGTTTGCTGTTAATCAGGTTGTTCAGGTCAGCGCGGCTGCGTGCCGGGGTGACATCGCGTTCTGCTCGCTGCGCCGGTTCAAACTCATCCGGGGTATAAACACCGAGAATCACGTCCGGGCAGTAGAGGCGCGCCCAGTATTTAACAGCCAGATATGCCAGTTGCTGCTTTGGTGCCGTCTTCCACAATGGGGAATTGCGCGTAGTGACATACTCCATGTAAAGCGGCTCACCCCACGTGATTTCTGTTTCACCTCGCAGCACTGCGCCGACGCGTACAGACAGGCCGCGCTCATTCGAGGCGTTTGTAGCTCCCGGCTTAAACTTCTCCCAGTCACCGCCGTATTCGTACTTGAAGCGCCCCTGAACGGCGGTTGAGCTCGTGATTACCGCATTGACCAGCTGAGCCTCATAACCCAGCGTGCCGTTAACCAGGTGCGTTTTCTGCGCCACCGCGTAAGGGTTCATTCCCCACTGAGCGGCCTGTAATGCGATCGCCAGACAGTCAGCCGGCTTGCCGGACAGGTGAGCAGGAACCGTTGCTTTACCCTGTGCCATGACTTCGGCAAAAGCCTGAAGCTTGTGCAGGCCGCTTGGGCTGAAAATTGCCGCCTTGGTGTCAGCCTCATTGACTGGCGCGGTGATGATATCGTTGCTCATGCGTAATCCTTTCTCTTGGCCCAGTCCGGGCGTGTAATTTCTTCGATGCCGCCCCAGTTACCTGACAGCATGCATTCGTGATAGGTATCGAGGTTGCGGCGGAACAGGTCGTAGCCCACGGCAACATCGTCCTCCTGCAGCTGGAAGGTGCGAACCGGATACCGGCCACAGTCGATCGCCTCGCTGACTGCGATGAAAACAAAAAGTGGATATTCACCGAAGTGCTTACTGAATCCTTCTCGGTAATAGGCGTCCTGAACGTGATATCGGAACTCTTCAACGTGCCGGGCAAAGCGGGACATATCCGCCACTTTCTTCACGTCGACGATAACGGGCTGGCCCGACAGGAACTTGTCCGGACGGATACGGCAAAGTTCGCCGGTCTGCTCGTCATTCCAGTATATTGACGCTTCCTGATGACCTTCAGCTTCAAGCAGCCAGCGTGCCGCCGGATGGGCGAAGGCGCTGGCGCGCATCAGCTTCAGCTTCCGGCCCTGCTCGGCATCCATGACCGTCATTCCCGAGCTCTCGCAGTCCTTCAGGAACCGCTGCTCGTCTGCCTTGCCTTCATTGGTTCGCCGGTTGAATGCCGGAGCCACGATAAACCGCTTATCAAACTCTTCAGGCTCCAGTAGCAGGCAGTGCAGCGCCGTCCCCATGTCCAGCGCCGCCTTCTTCTCTCCGTCTTCCGGCGCTTCCTTGCGCCACTGGAATATGGCCGGGTTAATCGCAATGTCATCCAGCTGTGATTTGCTTATGCCCGGACCGCTGTGATAGTCCTCGTTGCTGATGTCGTAATAGATGCCCGGCTGCATTACGCCACCTCCCCCATAAACTCCGCTTCTATTCGAAGCTTGGTCGCCTTAGCAAGGCAAACAGCATCAACAAAATCTGCGTAAGCGTCCTGCGCTTCGTCTGAGTCGAGGCCGACCTGATAAGGATTGAATCCACCTTTACTTTTCGGGTAAAAGTCCATGGCGCACTGAGGGAAGAAGCCAGCTAACTGATCGGCTTTGCTTCGAATCCATTCATCCCTTTCCACTGTCGCAGCTTCAACGCTCTCGTTATGGCGCTCTATCAGGTCGTAATGTGCGAATCTGTTCATTGCATCGCTCTCCGCAGTAACCGCATTGCCATAGCCCACTTGGCACCGTCGCCGAACAGATGAGCCTCTCTTGAAAGCTCCTGAGCTTTCGTAAAGTAACGTGATTTCATGGCTGGCCTCTTTGATTCAGAGTGTCGATAAGGTTGCGCCAGCCAGTGCGGAGGCGCCGTGTAATGGTGTCGAGCAGTGATTCGTCTAGCTGAGCAGCGCCCACGATGGCGCCGCCCGCGATGGCATAGTTCATCGTGGGTTCCTTGGTGTCGGTGATGGATTAGTAAGTGATGCGGACGGCAGTAACTTCGCCTTTGGCGATCGCTGTGATTGCGATACGTGCCATTTCTTCTGTGAGGCCGACAGCGACTAAGTCTGCCAGTGCTTTGTTGTTAACTGCTTTGCGGTAAGCAACATCAGTAGCACGGGCGGCCGCTTCGTCAGCAATTCGTTTCTCTTCAGCCAGGCGGGCGGCTTCTGCTTCACGGGCTTTGCGCTGCTCAGCTTCGATAGCGGCTTGCTTCTCACGCTCTGCCTTCTCACGCGCTTCCTTCGCCTGTCGCTCTGCTCGTTCCTGCGCCTCTCTGGCTTCACGCTCTGCGCGCTCCTGAGCGGCTTTAACATCAGCCTCTGCCTTTTCCTTGGCTGCCTGCAGCTCGGCTTCACGCTTTGCCGCTGCTTCACGCTCACGCTGTGCTGCCTGCTCTGCTTCAATGCGAGCCTGTTCAACAGCCTGACGGCGAATCTCTTCTTCGTGTGCTGCGCGCTGGCGCTCTGCTTCGGCTTTCGCTTCTGCAGCGTCGCGGTCGAACTTATCGTTCAGCAGTAGAGCCATTTCGTGATCGGACTCAATCTGCTTTTTCAGTGCTTCTTCAGCAGCTTTCTGCTCGGCTTCAATGCGCAGGCGCTCATCTTCAGCAGCTTTCTCAGCTGCGATTCGTTCCTGTTCCTCTTCCCACTCAGTGAGTGGCTTGCGCGTCAGATCGCGTAAGTTGTCACAGGCATCAACGAACCGCTTAATCTCTGCTTCAGCAGGCTTCACAGCCTCTTTTAAGCGCTTAAGGTAGTCACGACCCGGCTTCTCAATTGCTGTCTTGCTGCGTGATACCTGAGCCGCCAGTGATGCAACGCGTGCCCGGCCTTTAGCAGTGCTCAGGTCAGGCACTTCGTTAACCTGCTGGCGAATCTGCTCAAGGTAAGCGTCGAGGCCATTGGGTACATACAGTGCCGGAGCCTGTTCAGGTTTAATCTCAAGCACTGCTAAATCGGTAGCTTCAGTCATTTCCGTCTCCTGAATTTTGGTAAAAAAGAAGGCCGCACTAAGCGGCCAAATCGCATCCTGTTCTGTCTCTATCATTTGAAACTTCACAGCGTTGGTGCGTAGCACCTCAAAGCCGTCTGAGTAGGCGGCTTTACGGTGTCACTCATTTTACTGCTATAAACCCCAGCCCCATCAACACACCAGTCACCAGCCAGCCGAAAATGTAGTTACCAGTGCTTATCATGGAGCCTCCAATAAAAATGGCTGCGGGTTAGGCAGCCTCAGCGTTAAATCCATTCTCTGTGAAAAATTTGAGCCCCTGTGCATATGCGGTAATTAGCTCCTGAGAGCCTGCCTCGCTTAATAGCTCAGGTGACCATGATTTTTGTTCTTCGATGCCGCGCTTAAGCTTGAAAACAATGACGCGCTCAATGTACTCGCGTCGGCTTTCAAGGAGCTCAGGTGATGCCTGATGCATGTAAAAATTAAGCTGCTCAATCATGCGTTACCTCGCCGTTACGATGTCTTTTGAGTTGCGATACCCTGCAGCGAATATCGCGATTTCTGGTAAGCACTGTGATGTGCTCTCACGCCTGTCACGCAGAGAAGGGGAGATAACTGCTTTCTCGATGCGGCTGATGTGCTTAACTTCGATTGCCACAACCTCCGGCTCGATGCCGAAAGCTGTGTCGATGATTGATTCGATGCGTTCACGATCCATTGCCACCGCACGACGACGAGCATGGCGGCGTGTTTTAGCGGTCTCTTTAACGGATGTGCCGTAAGTGATAACTGTCATGGTTGCCTCCTGAAGTGGTTTTGGTACTGTCGATTAGTTAACCGATAGACAGTCCAAACCCATCTCGTTTGGTTGGTTGGCGCTTTGTCAGCGCTGCAATGTTGTTAAAGAGCGTCACCGTCCTGGTGAGTAGTGCGTCCTGCTGATGGGATTTAATTTAGCGTTATGCTAAATGTTTAGCAATAGCAAAATGCTAAATAATTAGATGTCGGGGTTTAGCTAAATGATTTAGAAAGGAATTTATTTTTCACGGGGATCTATAGGCACAAAAAAGCCCGCACACTGGCGGGCTTCTTAGCGTTAAGGGATCAACTTAAGTATCTGTCGAAGTTCATTGCAAGCTTTCCAGATATCGTCCTGAGTGTCGCCATCCCATTCGGGCGTCATTGCTCGCTCTGCCTGAAAATACCGCAATCTGATGTGTATCTCTGCGATCTCATCCCGCCTGCATTTAGCGGCTATTCGGTGAAGGCCTGCAAGGGGTGTTGGCTCCCAAGGCTTCAGGTTGAATCGTTCTTTCTTGAACAGTAGTGATAGTTTTTTGTTCATAAGGTAAGTGTAAAAATCCCGCTGAGTGGCGGGCTACGGGCGGTACGGGCATGAAAAACTCAGCACTGTGGCCAGACTTTACGATCTTTCTCATGGGCTCTAATGTCAATTAGGCAATGTTGGCTTTCTTACAGATTCAAGGAGTGCTACTACATCTCCTACGTTTTTTGTATCAAGGTACTTTGGCAATTTATCCATAGCATAATTATCATGGAGCCACTTCCTGAATATACCTAGCGCCTCGATAGGGTAAATCCACGCTTTTACATATTTATTCGCAGCAGACTGCCTGTAGTTGTCAGGGAAAAGATGTTGATGTTGGATTCTTTCACCATACTTTTCAGCGAGACGATTGGCCGCCCAATATCTAGCCCAGTGGATGCCAACGCTACCATCTAATGAAGTCGTGTCATCCATTGGAAACCCGCCGCCTATCAAATTCATGGCTACGTCTGCTATTTCACGAAAAACAGCAAAATGAGATGTAGGGATTTGATCGTTGAGTTTAATCCTGGCTCGATAATTTTCAAAAGAGACATCAATTGCTGCGTTTGGATTGTAATTTGATTTTTCATAAATCATGCGCTTGAGCGTGTACTCTGCAAGTCGCACGAAATTACCTATGGCAATTGATCTATCGAAGTTTTCCGCATCCATTGCGTAATATCTGAGGATAGACATGCATACATAATCAGGGTAAGCATGAGTTTCAACGTTGGAGCTATTGATCACTCTTGTATAAAGCCTATCAATGTTCGGATAGCCCTTTTCTGCAAGATAAGATGCTACCTTTTGTCCACGCGGTTTGTGTTTATTTAATTTCCAATTTGATGTGAAAACCCTTAACGGAGTGTCATCAATACCACAAAGTTTAGCGAGACCGTAAAGCGTTAAATATGGAGTTCCATCATTAAGAACTCCCATTGGTATATCATCAGAAATGACTTCTACAACGGGAAATAGCTGCATTTGTTGTAGGGATCTGCCTTCATCACTATTTGGCATAACTTATTGATTCCTATCTAATATTGACCCCGATCGGCCATTTCCCCTGAAATGGTTATGCGTGCGGTCTTCGCCGCATGCGCGCTGTGTTTTCTTTCGGCAAATGCCGCAAAATCTTTAGCCAAATTTCTCAGTCAGCTATTTAGCTTTAAACGAGCCGCATCTTCGTCTCGATCGCTACACCCAGAACCTTACAGTTCCCGTTGACTGGCACCATAGGCCATTGTGGGTTTAGTCCCTTCAGGTACTTCTGGCTGCCGTCAATGATTAGCTTCTTGAACGTGGCTTCGTTATCATCAGTCAGCTTCGCCACAACCAGGCTGCCATTCACCGCTTCCCGTCCCGTATCGAACAGCACATATGTTCCGGCCGGGATACTTAGCCCGATCGGGGCTGTCATCGAATCACCTTCCACCTGCAACCAGAAAGCATCCCCTTGCGTATGTGCGTCTGATTCTAGCCACATATCGACATCCTTAATCGTATAGGGTTCACAGGCCTCATCCCAAGCGCCAGCCTGAACCTTGCTTAGAACCGGGTAGCGCGCAGTCTGCTTGTAGTCTCTCGGATTTGAGACGTTAGCATCAATTCGTGGTTGATCTTCATGGATGGAATCAAGCCAGGCATTAGGCAGCTTTAGCGCCACTTCAATCTTCCTCGCCATCTTGTCCCCGATGTTTCTAACGCTATTTTCACCAAGCAGCTGACTAAATTGGGACGCACTGATGCCCAAAAGCTCTGCAAATCCAGCCTTTGTATTGCCATCGTTCTCAAGGTGCCTCTGCAGGAGGTTATTGAGATTGGTTTTTCTGATGCTTTTATTTTCCATGGCTTGATTCTCACACTATTTAGCAACGCGATAAATATGCATATTGCTAAATATTGCTTGTTAGTTATTTAGCATAACGCTAAACTTAACCTTGTAATTGAACAGGAGGCACCAATGGGTAATGAACTGCTCCGCTGGCGCAAGGAATCTTCAGCTGAAGACTGGATCAGCCTTGCTGCACTAGCGAACACATCTGTTGGCTACCTCGACCAAATTGCATATGGATTCCGCCGAGCATCACCAGGCAAAGCCCAAGCAATTGAGGAAGCCACAAATAAATTCACCGATTACCAACCGGTGAAGAAGGAAAGCTTAGTTTTTGCACCACAGCGCGCTTCGGCAGCTTAAGCAACACCGCTCTTTACACAATCTAGCCCGCCGTCAACGCGGGGACTTCAAAGCACAAGTGACGATGCATACCGCAATGTCACGTAACTACTTAACCAACAAACGGAATACTAACTGATGGAACGCGCAAAGAAACGCAACGAGGCACTGCGCATTGAAAGCGCCTTGCTTAACAAGATCGCCTTAATCGGCACAGAGAAAGCTGCTGAAGCTGTCGGGGTTGATAAAGCTCAGATAAGCCGCTGGAAACGAGACTGGATCCCCAAGCTATCAATGCTTCTTGCAGTACTGGAATGGGGTGTTGTTGATGACGAGATGGCTCATTTAGCCAGACAGGTGGCAAGCATTCTCACCAAAGAAAAAGCCCCGAATAGCTGCGTCAACAGCTTCGAGGCCTGATGCGAAATGACTGGATCAATTCACAGGAGTAATTATGCCAAAGAAACACGTTATGTACCAGGCGGAATTGCACAAAAACCTTGCCCGAGTCGAATTCTGCAAAGCGTTCAATCCGAAGGTTGCTGAGAAGTTGAGGCAGATTCTGGATGAACACAAAGCGAAGGAGAAACGGCAATGAGCAACGTATCAAGTTTAGCCAGAGCCAGAGAGGCTAAAAGGTTCCAGGAGACGCCGCAACAGGGCGTTAAGGGGTATGCCTTGCTGCATCGTAAAATCAAGGAGCTTCCCTTCTACAGAACGGATTCTGAAGCTGTTCATCTGTGGATCCACATCATCCTGTCAGCCAACCATGCGCCTGCACCAGTTAACACCGAATTCGGTGAAATGCTGGTTAAGCGTGGTGAGTTCATCACCGGGCGAAATACTCTGGCAGCCGAAACAGGAATCACCGGTGACCGCATTAAGTACCTGCTCAACAAGTTCGAAAAGCTGAGCATGATTAGCCGCATTTCCAATAAGAAATTCACTCGAATTTCGGTCACAAAATACGACGATTATCAGCCAAATATTGTGCCAACAGAATGCCAACAGAGTGCCAACGCAATGCCGCTAGCACCAAGGGCTGCCGATGAGGTTGTGCCAACAGAGTGCCATCAAAGTGCCAAAAACAATGAATTACTAACTAATAACTCAATATCTAAAGATATTGAGTGTGCAACTTCCGCCAAAAAAACGGCTGAGCAGAAGCAACGGCTTTCATGCGAAGAAGTCTGGCAAACACTTCGTGAATGCGTACCGGATGCACGCGGATGGAATGTCCTCACTCCGGCACGTAGGGCGCTGATCCAAAAGTTCTGGAGAGAGGCCCGGCCTATTGCTAAGCAATTCGGTGATGAGCAGCCATTCGGAATGGAAGCATTCCGCCAGTACCTGACCTACCTGCATGCATCATGCCGCTGGATGTTTGAATCGCGTTCAGATCAGTCAACCGGCAAGACGTGGCGGAAACGGAATTACGAATACATCCTGAGTGCGGAAATCTACGCCCAGGTACGCGAAGGAGAGCGAGATGACCGATAACATTTTGACACCACCACACAGCGCTGACGCAGAGCAGGCAGTCATCGGCGGCCTGATGCTGGACGGCGGCGACGATCGGACGCAGAAGGTTATGGCGATGCTTAAGCCTGAAAGTTTCTTCAGCGCTTCACACGCAATCATCTTCAGCGCCATCCGTGACCTGCTGACCCGCAACAAGCCCATCGACCCACTGACGCTATCTGACGAGCTGGAAGCTGGCGGCAAGCAGTACGGCGGCTTTGCTTACCTGGCTGAGATGACGAAGAACACTCCATCAGTAGCAAACCTCGTTCACTACGCTGCCGTGGTGCGCGACAAGGCGATGGAGCGCTACGCCATCAGCAAGCTGAACGAAGCGACAGAGATGCTCTACAGCCGCAACAGCATGACGGCGGTTGAGAAGCTTGAGTCGATCACCATGCTGACCAGCCAGATTAGCGACTACGCCAAAACCGGCAAACGCCGCGGGCTGCGTTCCTTTGGCGACGTGATGGACGACTGGGTTACTGACCTGGAAAAGCGCTTCGATCCACAGGGTGAGCAGCGTGGCATGAGCACCGGCATTCCATCACTAGACCGCATGCTGGCACCGAAAGGACTGGTGAAAGGCTCGCTGTTCGTTATCGGCGCCCGACCAAAGATGGGCAAGACCACGCTCTACAGCCAGATGGCTATCAACTGCGCTCTGCGTGAGAAGAAGCCCGCTCTGATGTTCAGCCTGGAAATGCCCGCTGACCAGATCCTGGAGAAGCTGGTAGGGCAGAAGTCAGGTATTAACCCAAGTATTTTCTACATGCCCGCCACCGATGAAGCTGACGACGAGTATCAGGGTGACTACGACGCTGATTTCACGCGCGCCACCGAGACAGCTAACCGGATGCGGGAACTCGAACTGCTGTACATCGATGACACGCCGGGAATGTCTCTGGCTCACATCGTTGCCGAAGCCCGCAAGGTTAAGCGCGACAAGGGCTGCGTCGGAATGATTCTGGTCGACTACCTGACACTGATGACCGCTGAGAAAGCCGACCGTAACGACCTGGCATACGGGATGATCACCAAAGGCCTCAAGAACCTCGCCAAGGAACTTGGCTGCGTTGTTGTGCTGCTGACTCAGCTTAACCGTGAGCTTGAGAAGCGCGTTAACAAAAGGCCGTTACCGAGCGACTCACGCGACACCGGACAGATTGAGCAGGACTGTGATTACTGGGTAGGCATCCACCGAGAAGGCGCTTTCGATGATAGCGTGCCGGCCGGTGAAACAGAGCTGCTTCTGCGACTGAACCGCCACGGGCCAACCGGTACGGTTTTCTGCCTTCAGCAGAACGGCGCAATTCATGACATGGACCAGGCCGCGGCGCGCAACGAGCGCGATTCACGCCAGCAGCCGGGGAAAGGGCAGAAACGGGGAGGATTTTGATATGAGCAAAGAATTACCGACAGTTGTGGCAGAGAATTTCATGGCCATCGCTCCAGACCTGATGATCAAAGTTGTTGTGCTTAGTAACGGGCAGCGAGTCATACCCGAGGAAGACATGAAGCGGGCTTGTGAATGGCTGGGGATAGACCTCAGCAGCCTTGAAGCAGAGTCATTATTTCAGGAGTAAGGCAATGAAAAAACTAACAGCTGAAATCGCACGTCGGGATATATCCCACCTCAAAGCATTTCAAAAGCAGCCAAATATTGGACTGAGCCTGCGCGAAGAAACCTACCTGCAAGCCCTTGAGATTGCACTCCCCATACTGGAGCAGCAGGAGCGGGGTGATGGCTGGATTGAGTGGGGTGGCGGCGCTAGCGGAAGCTGCCCTGTCGCATACACGACCTTAGTAGAGGTTCAATCCAGGAGTGGACATGTAGCAGAGAACTGCGCTGAGGCTTTTGAGTGGTGCCACGAAGCAGATGACGACGACATCATCGCCTACCGCATCATCCCGGAGCAGCCCACCAATCAGAACGGAGAGCAGTGATATGAGCAAATTGACGGAAAAATTTATCGTAATTTTAGGCCGCGCATTCTGTAACTCGGAAGGTGCTGGAATTGAATACAGCTCAGACCTATTTATGCATGACAAACGAAAGGCGGCGATTGATGAGGGCTTCAATTATACAAAAAGCGATGACTTCAATATTGGTGTAGTGCGTGATAGAACCCTGGTATCGCTCGACTGGATGAATGAAGTTGTCGAAAGCGACCCGGCAAAATTAAGTGGAATAGCAGAGCAACTCTGCCTGGAGTAACTCATGAACAACGTAATCCCCTTAAAACGCTCTGAGCACGTCATATCAGACGCTGAACTGGATAAGCTGGCAAATGACCTTACTGTTATCGCCTCGCGCTATGCAGGCTTTATGTCACTCCCTGCAGCTATCCGAAAAACCCTTAGCGACGCATTAAAGCGAGAGAAACGCGATGGAGAAAGCAACGTTCCTGCTTAGGAGCGACAACATCCGACAGAACTGCATCAACGCAATCCAGCAACTCCACGCCAGTCCCGACAAGCCATTCGAAATAGTCATCCAGGAACGCAAGCGCACAACGGACCAGAATCGCCGTATGTGGCCGCTTCTCCATGACCTTTCCCGACAGGTTGAATGGTATGGGCAGAAGTACACCCCGGACGACTGGAAAGACCTCATCACCGCCCTCGTAGCGAAATCCAAAAACGAAGAGCAGCGCACCGCACCCGGTATCGGCGGCGGCGTCGTCATGTTTGGCTCGCGGACCAGCAAGATGCGCGTGAGTGAAATGGTTGAAGTCATTGAGGCTATCTACTGGTTCGGCACAGAGCAAAACGTGAAATTCAGCGACGAAGCCCGGTTGGAAATCGAATGGGCGCAGCGCTGGGGCGAAAATAACAGGAGCAAAGAATGAGTGATTACACAGGAAGCAACACTCCGATCGACATACGAGATTTATGGCAGACGCCGCCGGAAGTAGCTATTGCATCACACGATGAATTCAACTTCGTGCTGGATGTGGCAGCAAGCGATCATAACCATCTTTACCCCAACTACTTCACAGAGCATGACAACGCCCTGACTCAGTCGTGGTCCGTTCCAGGGTTGAAAGGATACTGCTGGTGTAACCCGCCATACAGCGACATAACCCCGTGGGTGAAGAAGGCTGCTGACCAGAACAAATACGGAAGCGTCGGTACTGTCATGCTTGTTCCGGCTGATATGTCCGTGGGCTGGTTTCGAGAGGCGCTACTGAGTGTGAGTGAGGTCAGGATCATTACAGGCGGTCGCCTGTCATTCGTCAGGTCTGACACAAAGCAGCCAGTAAACGGCAACAACAAAGGCTCGATGCTTCTCATCTGGCGACCTGTGCGATCGGCGGTGCCGGTGACCAACTACGTAGAGCGTGACGCGCTGATGACATATGGCCGCAAGCTCATCAACAACAAGCTGGAGAGTGCAGCATGAGTAAATTAACTACAGCAATTCTTGACGTGCTTTCTGATGGCGAATGGCACACCTCAAAAGAAATCACTGACCGTGCCTGTGCAATGGCTTCAGCGAAGCGCAATAACGTGGCCGTAGCCCTGCACGACATGACCGATAGCAACAAGATTAAGCGCCAGCAGTTCGGCAGCACTGACCACGACTACCAGTACCGCATGGGAACGTTCAGTGTTGGATTTGGCCGGAGCTACAACATGGCGATGCTGGATAGCCTGCTTTCAACGGTAAGGGGGCGCCATGAAAACGTGGTTCACTCATGATCCTGTAGACACCGAAACCGCCGCCGAACTCCTTTCCCGCTATGCCTCCCGCAATATCAAAACTCAGAAGACACTCGCACTCGATCCTCGCCTCTGGATTGTGTCCGCGCTGCTGCCTGAGTTCCGGGAAGAGCCAAAGCCATCAAAGCAGTATCGAAACCCAATGTGGAGCTGAATCATGGCTGCCTATTACAACGAAATTGACCCGTATGCAGCACAGTGGCTGCGCAACCTAATCGAAGCAGGACACATCGCCGCCGGCGTTGTTGATGAAAGGAGTATTGAAGATGTCACACCCGGAGATTTGCGAGGATTCACACAGTGTCACTTCTTCGCCGGAATCGGAGTGTGGAGTTACGCACTGCGACAAGCTGGATGGAGTGACGATCGGCCAGTTTGGACCGGAAGTTGCCCATGCCAGCCTTTCAGCGACGCAGGCAAAGGCGCTGGGTTTGATGACGAGCGGCACCTATGGCCTCACTTCCACTACCTCATTGAAAAGCTTCGACCTGAAACTGTCTTTGGAGAGCAGGTTGCGAGCAAAGACGGACTCGCTTGGTTCGACCTTGTACAAGCTGACCTGGAAGGAACGGGGTACGCCGCAGCAGCTCTTGATATCTGCGCTGCGGGCTTCGGTGCGCCGCACATCAGACAGCGACTCTTCTGGGTGGCCAACTCCGACAGCGAACAACGGAACCGGAGCAGGGACGAGCGGCCGTCAGGGTGGCATGAATCTGCAGACGGAGGCACATTTAGCGGGCTGGCAGACTCCGGTGGCGAACGATGCGACAGGTTCAACGCATTGCTACAGCGGAAAGAATCAGGATGGCAGCCCCAAGATATGCCTAAAGCTTCCCGGCACGGCGAAGTTGGCGGGTTGGCCGACACCGATGGCAGGAACTCCAGCGCAGAATGGCAACAATGCATCAGGCAACACGGACAGCAGCAGGAAAACATCGGCACTTTGCGGAGCGCAGATCCAGGGGTCTGGAATCGACATAACTATTCAAATGCCAGAGCCGCAGCGACTAACGGCTTCTGGCGAGATACTGACTGGCTCCTCTGCCGGGATGGAAAGTGGCGGCCAGTTGAACCCGGCTCATTCCCGCTGGCTCATGGCGCTACCCAAAGAGTGGGACGACTGCGCGCCTACGGCAACGCGATCAACGCGGAAGTCGCGAAAGGTTTCATAGTAGCTTATATGGAGGTTCAACATGCGTGAACGCTGCTGCCGCTGCCACACCATCCTCACCTCAGAAGACAAGTATCACTACGGGGCTAACTGCGAAAATTGCGAGGTAGATTACCGCTATGAAGACCACGAACGGGACCAGCCAATCAAGTCAGCATACTGGCGCTGGCGAGCAGTGTGCTTCTGTGTGCGCTTTCTGTTTTGCGGCGCTGCCAGAGTCAGTGGTGTACTGCTGCACAAGCTGCGAAATAAGCCTGATGCAGGACCCCAACTTTTTGATGAGCGGAGAGAGCCATGAGTGACCAAAGAATAAGGATAGTTTGCGGGGTTCTTCCTGCGATGTTGCGACAGCTGGTTGCAGATAATGAAGTGGTTGTCATCGATCGCATCGTTCGAAACAGCATGCCAATTAAATCTCTTGAGACGCCATCTGCCGCCAGCCTTGAGCGTAACCAAGAGGCATGGCAGGAGAAGCCAAACCGCCGGGCTGGTTTTGCATCAGCACGCAGGCAGGCAAAGAAAAACAGGAGGCGTCATGGCTAAAGGCACCAAGCCGAAGCCGAAGAAGTGCAAATGCTGTCCTGAAAAGTTTATACCCCGCAATAGCCTCCAGACCGTCTGTTCTCCCAAATGTGCCATCCAACTCGCTAACCAGTTATCCGAGCGCAAACAAAAGCGCCAGGAGAAAGCTGAGCGTGCTGCATGGAACAAACGCAAAGCCGATGTGAAGCCGTTAAGCCACTGGATGAACATGACCCAGCGGGCATTCAACGATTACATCCGGGCGCGGGACGGGAATATCTGCATCAGCTGTGGCAGCACAACAGCAGTCAGCTATCACGCAGGGCACTTTCGGACGACTGCAGCGGCTTCGCAGTTACGTTTCAACGAGGACAATGTTCACAGCCAGTGCAGCGCGTGCAATACGCATCACTCCGGCAACATCAGTCCATACCGCATAAATCTCATCACCAAAATCGGCCTTCAGCGCGTTCTGGCACTCGAATCAAACAACGAACCTCACCGATACACCAGAGAAGAACTGGACGGCATACGTGCGCGTTACAGGGCTTTGCTGCGTGAATTGAATAAGCAAAGAGAGGCAGCATGAAGAGATACAAGGTAACCATAACTCACGTCGTCGAAATAGAGGCGGACAACGCGTGTGCGGCCAGCAACTTTGCCAAAAAGCTAAGTCTTAACGGCCCGCTCTCATCAATGTCCAGAACGTTCAGCGCCAAGAACTCAAAGGTATCTGATTTCTGGGTTGCATCCAGAACGTCTGAGCATCCCGCCAAAGTTCGCGTGGAGGCAGCATGACCCAATACCTCAGAGAGAAGTGGCTCAGGCTAAGACTTATGCGAATGCCGGGCATGGCGGAAATTAATTATCGACTTATCCGACTGGAACTGAAATTGAGAGGAGCTAACCATGGGGCTTGAAGCGACAGTTAAATATCATTTCGCGAAGACAGCGAGCTTTGCCGGTATGCCGCCTGCAACAGCCTCAGATGCTTTATCTGGCACTGACTATATGGCAGCCATGGGAATGACTCAAAGTCGTGCTCCGCTGGGCTACAGTGCGTTTATGGGTAAGGTTGGGGTAAGCGATAACGACGCACGAAGCGCCGTATCGTTATTAACTGAATATGCTTTGAGTACCTGCGATAAGGTTGCCGCCTTACGCAAGCTAGACACAGATATTAAGCCAGCGGTTATGCAAACGCTCGCAACTTATGCTTACATGGATTATTGCCGCAGCGCTGCCAGCGTCAAGCCTTGCGATTGCTGCCAGGCGAAAGGATTTATTGAGGCGGATGTGTTCACCATGAAGTCACCGCTATCAGGCGGTTCATCCCGAAGCGTCAAAGAGGTTGTCCGCGTTATCTGCAAAGCCTGCAACGGGAAGGGTGTGGTCTCGTCATCATGCCGTGACTGCAGCGGACGTGGACGGGCGGTTGATCGCAAGCTGACTGAAGAGCAGGGAGTCCCGGTTATGGGAGACTGTAAACGCTGCTGCGGTCGCGGTTATGAGCGCATCCCGGCTGTGGAGGCTTTTCGCAGCGTCTGCGAGATTACCGATGCAATCAGCCTGGCTACGTGGGATCGAAGTGGAAAGCCTTTCTATGACCAGTTAATCGGCAAGCTGGAGATTGAAGAATCGTGGGCTAACTCAGCCCTGAATAAGGTAACCGGATAGCGCAATCGGAAATAGCTCATTATTTTATCGTGGGCTATTTACTTTTCAGGAAGCTGGGGATATGATTCCTAACAGTTGAAGTTGCGCGCTGTTGTTTGACGCGTTAACCTGAAAGAGTCAGTTCCATCGATTTGTGATAGTCAAAGCGCCCTGCGGTCTCACCAACTGCGAGGGCGTTTTTTATTATCCGCTGCAGGGGATGAGCAATAAATTATCCCTTCCATGGGATAGGTGTTCCTAACAGCAGCGAAGTGGCACTTAAGGCTTCAGACTTTCGGCGAACATCGCTAAAGCCTTTGTGACTACCGCTGATTGTGGCTGTCCCGTCTGCTCTGCAAGATATTCCAGTAGCGCGATTGTGTCGGTGTGAAGCTTGATGCCTTTCACCTTAACGCCGCGCTTCTCATCACTACGCTTTTGCCGATCGTCGTTAGTTGATTTCATAACGTCATCACTCTAAAATCTGGGGTGGGGTTGGAGGGGTTTCCCCCTCCTCCTGACTGACTTAGTATGCTGGCAAGCTAATCACTAAGAGAACAATCAGGATGATGATTAACTTCATCATAACCCTTACCTCATGTTGGCCTCTGCTTCGGTAGAGGCCTTCCCGTTTCAGCGTCCTGCTGATGAAATACATTGTAGGTTAACCTACATCTAAGCGCAAGCAGTTTCTAAGCGTTTTAGCAGAAATATCAAATAATTATTAAGGCTCGCTACGGCGGGCCTTTTTGTTTTGCGCCCTCCCAAAACTAAATCGGATGACCCTCATTGCTGTGATGGGGAGGAGCGCTCTTTTCTACGGTGGATATCCGCAAATGCGGGATTCTCATTGTGACAACTAAGGCTGCGTCGGGCATTAGACGGCGGGAAGGTTCGGGAAGGTTTCTCAGGTGACAGTGGGAAGTTTAACCGGGCTTGTTCTGTTCACAATGTCATCAATTCCTAAACAGGATAAGTCCCCGTATCAGGGGGTAGGAATGCGTCGCATGCCATATAAATCAGATCCGGGCTTATTCGCCGCCATGATCGCCCTGGGGATGACAGTCCTCGGGTCGATAGCAGCATACGCCTACAAGGTATTAAGCGGGGACGCCTTCAGTTGGCGAACTCTGTGTCTTCAAATGATCGTCTCCGTGTTTGCCGGGTTCCTCATGATGCTGCTCGCCATCTACTGGCAGTGGCCGCAGGAAGTCACCGGCGCTATCTGTGGTATGGCTGGCTGGTCCGGCTCATCTCTGATTAAAACCCTTGAAAAGCGTTTCCTGCAGAAAGCTGCAGGAGATTCGGGAGTTGCTGAATGATGACCATAGACCAGTTTAAAAAGGCTGCATCTATTTCTGATGCGCTAGCCAACCGGTGGTATCCACACGTTCTGGCTGCAATGAAAGAGTTCGGCATTGATACTCCAAAACGCCAGGCTTACTTCATTGCGCAGATAGGTACGGAGTCTGGCGGGTTCACTGTAGTCAGAGAAAGCCTGAACTATTCAGTTGTCGGCCTGGCTATCTTCGGATCACGCCTCACCTCTGCGCAACGAGAGCAGCTAGGGCGCAAGCCCGGCGAGCCAGGATTATCGCCGGTGCGGCAGGCAGCCATTGCCAATATCGTTTACGGCGGGCGCTATGGTAACAACCTGAATGGAGATGGCTGGAAATATCGTGGGCGCGGACTGAAACAGGTTACGTTCCACGATAACTACGAAGCCTGCGGTAAAGCATTAAACCTGCCGCTACTGACTAATCCTGATTTACTGCTGGAAGACGTCAACGCCGCTCGCTCGGCGGGCTGGTTCTGGCAGGCCAACGACTGTAACCGCTTCGCCGATGCATCTGACGTGACTGGATTAACCCGCCGGATTAATGGCGGAACAAACGGCCTTGCAGATCGCATTGCGCGCACGCGGATTGCAGAGCAGGTGCTCCTATGACTGGTAAAGCGAGAATGGCGAGATATCGCCGGTTCATCCCCGTCATCTTCTCGGTAATCATCATCGGCTTCGTCGGAAAGCTTTGGTATGACAACGTCAACCTCACCGAGCGTAATAACCGCCTGCGTGAGCAGTTCATCCTGGCGAATGAGCGCAACATGAAGTTTGCAGAGGGCTTCGGACCGATTACGAATCGGCTTGACAGCCTGGCAACGACGCTCGACGAAGAAAGCCGCAGACGTTCGACCGCGGAAGCCCGCGCCAACTCATTGCAGAAAGAAAACGAGTTCCTGCGAAGCACGGGCAAGTGCTCTATCGCTATTGACCCGAGCGCAGTGCAGAAGGGTGCTAAAGACCCCAGCACTGTAATCATCCAGGCGGCGCCGGCAGGTGAGTGATGAAATGGTTAGCCGATTACTGGAAAGTGCTCGCAGCGGCGGCGCTGATTCTGTTTTGTGTCGCAATGGCAAAGCTTGCCGGTTATTACCATGACCAGTACGTCGCTGCCAGTAGCCTGGCTAACGCACGTCAGCAGACCATTGATGACATGCAGGTCCGTCAGCGTGATGTAGCCGCACTCGATGAGAAATACACAAAGGAGTTAGCCGATGCTAAAGCTGAAAATGATGCTTTGCAGCGCAAGCTTGATCGCGGTGGTAGGGTGCTCGTCGCAGGCAACTGTCAGAAGCAAGCCACCGGCACCGCCAGCGTGGACAATGGAGCCACCGTCGAACTCTCTGACATTGCTGGACGAAACGTTCTCGGTATCAGAGCCGGAATTAAAAGCGATCAAACAAAAATAGCGGCACTACAGCAGTACATCATTGAGCAGTGCCGCAAGTAAAAAGTGAGCTATTCACTCACATTGTTTAATCACCCAACTTTGCGATAAGGGTAGCCAGCTTTTTTGATATGCACATCAAAATACTGCCCTTTTGAAGGTGCGTTGATTAGTGCCGTGTGTACGGAGGCGGGAACTCTAGAATATTGATAGATACCGCCCCCATGGAAAGCAATCTCC